TTTTATATTATGGTAATGATTTTTATGATATCAGTCCATTAGATACAGCCATAACAGGTGGAACTTTAACAACTGTTAATAATTCAAATGTTATAACTATTAACAAAGGATCTCATGGGTTGGCTGTAGGTAGATATGTGACTCTTTCAGGAGTCACTGTTACAGGAGCGTCTGCTTTTACAGCAGCTGATTTAGAAAAAGCTTATGAGATATTAACTGTGCCAGATATTGATAAGTTTACTGTTCAAGCTGCTTCAGTAGAAACAGGTTCAGGAATGACAGCAGCGGGAGCTGTGACTGTTAATCCATATGTTGAAGTTGGTCCTACTACTCAAACAACTGGTTATGGTTGGAGTACATCCACTTGGAACACATCTACATGGGGAACAGCTAGAGCTACCAGTGACGTAATTCTAGATCCAGGAAACTGGAGTCTGGATAATTTTGGTCAGGTGTTAGTTGCAACTATATTTAATGGCAAAACTTTTACATGGAATGCAGGTGCATCAAATGCTAGAACTATAAGAGCATCGTTAACCACATCTAATTTTCAAACCACAAACAATCCCACAGCCAGCAGATTTACATTAGTGTCAGACAGAGACAGACATTTATTTCACTTTGGGACTGAAACAACAATAGGTGATCCGACAACACAAGATCCGATGTTTGTAAGATTTTCTAATCAAGAAGATTTAAATACATACGCACCGACGGCTACTAATACAGCAGGTACGTTTAGATTAGATACAGGTAATGAGATTAGAGCAGCCTTACAAGGTAAAGATTATGTGTTTGTCATAACAGATTTAGCAGCTTATGTAATTCAATTTGTAGGACCACCATTTACATTTAGCGTTAGACAAGTTGGCACTAACTGTGGATGTATAGGTCAACATGCAGCCACATTCGTAAATGGAGCAGTATTTTGGATGGGATCTCAAGGTGGATTTTTTGTCTACGATGGAACGGTAAAATCATTACCATCATTAGTGGAAGATTTTGTATTTACGACAGATGGTGATAATCTTGGATTAAATTTTGATTCTAGTGATGTTGTATTTGCAGGTGCTAATAATTTATATACAGAGGTAAATTGGTTTTATCCAAAAGCAGGCTCAGAACAAATAGATAGGTGTGTGACCTATAATTATGCTGAAGATTGTTGGACTACATCATCTTTAGATAGAACAACTTATCAAGATCAAAGTGTATTTGATCATCCATACGCAACAGATTACGAAAATACATCTACCCCTGTTTTCCCTGATATATTAGGAATTACAAATTTATTTGGAGCTAGTATATACTATGAACATGAAAAAGGCACAGATCAAGTAACTAGCACAGCAACCACTGCTATACCAGCTTTTATAAGATCAGGTGATTATGATATTACCTCAAGAAGAAGCGCATTAGGTCAGCAAACAGGTGTGGCAGATTTTAGAGGGGATGGTGAATTTTTTATGTCTGTTAAAAGATTTATACCTGACTTTAAATATCAAGAAGGATCAGCTAAAATAACTTTATTTGTTAGTGCGTTTCCTGATGATGTGGCAGTCAGTTCACCTCTTGGACCATTTACAATTACGACAACTACTGATAAAGTTGATACAAGAGCTAGAGGTAGGTTGGTATCTATTAAGATAGAAAATGAATCTGTAGGTGAGACATGGAGATATGGAACATTAAGACTTGATGCACAACCAGATGGTAGAAGATAATGGCTAAAATAACAAACTATATACCTGAACCAAAACCAGAATATGATGTAGAAAATCAAAGACAGATATTAGAATCTTTAACTACATTACAAAATCAATTAAATTTTTCTTTTCAACAAGATCTAAAAAATGAACAAGATACGTTTAATTACTTTTTATCATGAGTATATTTTATAAAAACCAAGGTTTTAAACAATCCGGTACAGGTAAAACCACAGTGCTTACCTGTCCTACTGATGGGACAATTATAGTTAAAAGTATCTATTGTGCAAACAATGATGCATCATCAGCTATTTTAGTAAACATGAATTTTGTGGATTCATCTGATTCAAGCACAGAATATGAATTTTTTAGAGATGATGTGGCAGCTAAATCGCAAGTAAATGCCTCACCTCAAAGCTTGAATTTAGAAGCAGGGGATGCTATAACTGTGCAAGCAGCTACAGGTAGTAATAAAATACAAGGCCTAATAAGTTATGCTTTAATAAATAGAGAGAATGAAAACGGATAATTTACCAAAGATAGATTGTACAACTATAACAACATATAGAAATACAAAGACTGGAGAAGTGCATAAAGAAAAGAAAGAAGGTCCTGATATTGTTAAAGATGTTACGGTGCAGGTTACTAACAAAGGTCTAGAAATGTTTCAGAAAGTATTAGATGAAAATCAAAAATCAAAACCCTAAGGGTGGTACAGAGTTACAATTTGAATACTTAGAAAAGTATGTCGATAAAAAATTATTAGATCAAGTGCAGATATGCACTTCGGTTCCAGAAAAAATACCATTACATTCAACTAAACCAAATATACTTTGGCAAAAAAATTCTTATGATCAACCTAATTTAGCACCTTGGTTTAGCAACCCTGCTAACCATAGCAAATATGATTGGTACGTTTTTAACTCTCACTGGACTTATGAAAAATTTAGAGATCATTTTAATATACCTACAAATAGATGTGTAGTTATTAAAAATGGTATTGATAAAATAGAACAAGCTAAACCATATCAAAAAGGTCAACCTATAAAAATAATACACCAAAATACACCTTGGCGTGGTTTATCTGTGTTACTAGGTGCAATGCAATTAGTAAAAAATCCTTTGGTTACTTTAGATGTATATTCATCTACAGAAGTCTATGGTAAACAATTTTATGATCAAAACGACCATGAATATAAAGAGCTTTATGCACAAGCAGAAAAATTACCTAACGTAAATTACATAGGTTACAGACCAAATAGTTATATTAAAGAAAATCTTAAAAATTATAACATGTATGTTTATCCTAGTATTTTTGAAGAAACATTTTGTATATCTTTACTTGAGTGTATGGCTGCAGGTTTATATTGTATTGTAGATGATTTTGGTGCTCTATATGAAACAGGCGCAGAGTTTCCAATGTATATACCATACGATTCTAATCATAGGGCTCTAGCACAAAAGTTTGGTTTTGGTATTGAACAAGCATCACATACGTTAGATCAAAAACAAATACATGATCACTTAGACTCACAATCTAGATATGCACATATTTATTACAATTGGAGTAAGATAGCTATGCAGTGGACAACTTTTTTAAAAGGAGTTATTAATGCAAAATCCCAATAAACCTATTTGGTTTGAAAAACAAAATACAGTAGAAACAATAGATTTATCTGACCCCCAACCAGAATCCAGATCACCCTGGAAGATAATGGTTTGCACACCATGCCATAGCGATACTTCTATGCATTACACTCAGGCCGTATTAAAATTTCAACAAGATTGTATATTAAGAAAAATATTAGTCAGTTTTACTTTGATGAAATCCTCTTTAGTTACACAAGGTAGAAATCTGTGTGTAGCTGAAATGTTAAATCATGAAGACGGCTACACACATTTATTATTTATAGATTCAGATATTGATTTTAATTTTGCAACTATTGAAACAATGTTAAAAGCTGATAAAGATGTCATTGCCTGTCCTTATCCTATGAAGTCTTTAGATTGGGATAAGATATTTCAAGAAAAAGATAAAGCTAAAAACAAAGATCAATTAAAAAGACCTGGGTATACATTTCCGATTAAATTAGAAAATCATAATCATATAGAGTCTGACAAAGGTATTGTGGAAGCTACTCATGCACCAACAGGATGTATGCTTATAAAAAGAAAGGTATTAGAGGACATGATTAAACATCACCCTGAACTTAAAATATATCAACCCACTAATATTAATGGCAAAGAAATTACTAAAGAAAACTTTTACAATCTATTTGATACGATACATGACCCAAAAACAAAACGTTATTTTGGTGAAGACTTTGGCTTTTGTCAAAGATGGACTGACATGGGAGGTAAGGTATATCTATATATTATGGACTATATTACCCATGTGGGTGAGCATCAATTCTGTGGTAGGTTCTTCGATAACCTAAAACCAGCTATTGACGATAAGTAAAAAATCAAATAAAGTGTGATATTTCAGGATAAGTACGCCTGCCCTATAAACTAAATTTAGACAAAATTATGGCAATAACAGATACTAAACAAGCAAAAGATTTTACAGCAGGGGCACCCAAGATTACATTAGAGGGTGATTTAAGACCTAATCAAATGATGGCAGGCTCTAGTAGATATCAAATCATTCTAGACGAATTAATTAACGAGATGGAAGAAGCTTTAGGTAGACCTATAACTAATGATGAATATGATAAATTAGGAAAAGAAGCTTACGAAAAATTATACGAATCATCTATATCAACAGAACAAAATCAAATGATGGCTTCTGATGGTGGCAGAGCACAATATGGTTTAGGTAGCTTTGTTAAGTCAATAGGTAAAGCTGTTAAAGGTGTAGCTAAAGGTGTAACAGGTGCAGTTAAAGATAATCCACTATTAGCTTTAGCCGCTTTAAACTTTGCACCTATGATAGGTGGTGGAGCACCTATTATAGGCTTTGGTAAAACAGCTGGTAGTTTAGCAACTATACCTGGATTTCCATCACCTAAAACTGAAGGTGGTAAGTTTTTAAAAAATTTTGCTATAGGTACTTTAGCAACCGGTGCTTTAGCAGCGGCAGAAGCTGGAGGTTTGGACACAAGTGATCCTAACGCAGAAATAGATGTAGAGTCATTAAAAAGTTATTTAAGAACAGGATATCAAAATTTAAATCCAGGTGCACAACCAGAAGAGGTAGAGGAGTTTGTGACAGCAAACGTAGCTGAATATAATTCTGGTGGACGTGTTGGTTACAACGAGGGTACATATACTTTTGAACAATTTATGAAAGATAAAGGTAAAGTAGATCAGTTCATGGGTGAACAAGAAATGAGAAAATTATATGAAAAAATGATGAAAGAAAAAAAAGTTAGAGAACAAAAAACTATGGCAGCAGCTGGTGGACGTATGGGTGTTTCTACAGATGACAGAGTAATGGCTGCATCAGGCATCGAGGGCCTACCAATTAATATTAATTCTAAAGGTATTAAAGAATTAGATTTACGAAAAACAGGTGGATTTATACCGCCAGTTGGTGTAAAAGAAAAAGCTGATGATATACCAGCTATGTTATCAAATAATGAATTTGTATTTACTGCAGATGCAGTAAGAGCAGCTGGT